AGTCCAATTTATAAATTTAAAGTCTTATGATGAAGATTGTCTGTTGCGCCAATGTTTTACTATCAGCATAACGACAATCAAAACGGTTACACAAACACAAGCAAAACCAATTTGTTTAAGCAAGGTGGATTCTTTTTTTTCTTTTATAGTTTCTGACCGTTTTTCCTCACGGGTATTGGAAATGGTTCTTTTATCAGCCTTGACACTCGTAGTATCGGCTACTACCGTCTGTCTATCCTCCTTCTTATTGAAATCACCTTCTACATGACCGTCAGCCAATAACGGAGATTTCCCGGTCAGGCTGTCGGGCGGTTTTCTTGTATCATAGATACGGAAATCAATCACATAGTTACCATTAGCGGTAATGAGTTCGCTCAAAGAGGTACTTGCCCCATGTACGATATCGACCGATTCACTCGTGCTGTCCTTTCTGATTACTTCTGCATCGGACTTGACAGTTTTATGAGAGCTGCCACATGATAACAATAGGAACAGACACATGAAAGGAGCCAGCAATATATGCCGGCTTACCCAGTTCATAACCTTAGCCAACATAGGCAATGTCATTTATACGGTTCATCCAGCCTCTCTTGAATTTATTGTTAGCCGGACGTTTCCTGCATATATCCTCAATGAAGTCGAACCGTGCAATCTTAATCATGTCGAACAACTCACGCGGGTTCCTGGCATTCACCGCAGCAAGTGTCTTAGGTCCAACAATGCCATCTACAGAAACACCAAGCAAGCGTTGAGGTATCTTTATTCCGTGTGCACCGGATGCCCACACCCAATCGACAAGGATATTAGCAACTGATTGCGATTTAATATCGTCAGCTTTCCATCTGTCCCAATAATGCGGCTTGAGCACCCGGTTAACGACATCCTCACGGGTAAGCAGACGCAGGTCATCCACGTCTATATCACCGTCACCGTCCTTGTCATAGCCGCATGACTTCCACGCACCGATAGTTACACCCATATTCGTAGCACCTCCAAGGTCTGCCGGGTCATTCACGAAACCGCCTTCCCACTTTAGGATAAACGGTGCAAGTTGATTCACATTCGCCATTTCAATTTTCCTCCTTATTCAATTAATACCCATTTTGCGGTTCTCTATCACCGCACTTCTTTCTCTCACACCGTTTCAGTGCCAGTTCCAGTTTCAGGTCAGAATTAGTCTCCTTCAGTGTAAACAGCTCATCCTGTGCCTTACGGAGCCGGTCAGTCTGCTCCACAAACCGCTGTTCCTTCTCCGAAAGCTGCTTCTGCAGGAACTCGTTGTACTCCCGTAATGCCTTGAACTCCTCGACATCAGCATGTGCGTCCTCAATACGCGCATTGGTCTTGCGCGACATCCACCACTTAATAAGCTGCTTGATGCCCTCGATGCCACCGAGGGCGGTCACCAGCATAACCCAATCATTCATATCCATTTCACCAATTCATTTAATAATCTACTAATAACCATTTTTTGTCCGACACCGCACAAATGTACATCAGGCAAAATCAAACAAGTTGTTGAATTACAATTTTCCACTGACATTCCGTGACAGCAAAAGTAATTGCTTCCACAACCTTGAAAAAGGACATAAAAAAAGAGCTCGATGACAACGTAAGTTGCCACCAAGCTCTTGGTGTTTATATGCATTTCTACAAGCAAATACAGGAATTTATATTTGAAATCCGATTACTTATTGCATCCTTTTTAAATGGTCATCCAATGTTTTAGGATTGCATTTCAATTTTCTACAAATGGCAGCTTTAGAATATCCGTATTCAAGCATAGTTTTAATCAATCCTTCTTTGCCCGTCAGCTTGTAATGCGAGTTATGCCCACCCTTATGCCGCCCTAATTTCTGTCCTTCGGCAACACGCCTGGCAAGACCTTCTTTGGTCCGTTGCGAAATCAAATCACGCTCAATCTGAGCTGACAGACCAAAAGCGAAGGCAAGTATCTGAGACTGTATATTGTTACCCAACTCATACTTCTCCTTTACAGTCAGAACAGTGATTTTTTTTTGCATGAGAGTGTTTAGAATGCTCATCACTTCCATCAGACGACGCCCAAGACGACTAATTTCAGAGCAAATAAGGGTATCGCCCTTCTTGAGCTTCTTTAGTAAGGTGCCAAGCTTCCGTTCTTTTGCAGACTTGGTACCGGATATGGTTTCCGACACCCATTTGTCTATTTGCAGTTCTCTTATCTTACAAAACCTCCCTATCTCAAATTTCTGATTCTCAACTGTTTGTTTATCTGTACTGACTCTAATATACGCGTAAATCATTTTTCACGCAAAGATATAAAACTCAATTACAAGGTAGAAAATAGCACATCCTTATAAGATGCCTATCCAAAGTTATCGGATTACATTGCAGCCTTCTACAAATGGCAGCTTTGGAATATCCGTATTCAAACATCTTTTTTATTAGCCGTTCCTTTCCAGTCAATTTATAATGGGAATTCTGAACACCTGGTTTTCGCCCAAGCTTCATCCCCATGGCTACCCGCCTGGCAAGTCCGGCTTTGGTTCTCCTTGATATATCTTCTCGCTCCCTTTGAGCAAATAAGACCTTTAAAAACGTATCTTGCACAGAATCTGAATCATCTTTAATAAGCTTGTCATCACGGATTTCTACAATATTGGCTTTGGCAATCAGACAATGAGATATGATAGCTATAACCATATACGCACAGCGTCCAAGCCTTGAAAGTTCCGTAACATATATGGTATCGCCTTTGTCTATCGTATTCAGTATCTTGCCTAATTTCCGTACATTGGGATGCCTGGCACCAGACACACTCTCTTCAATCCACTTATCTATAATGAGCCCCTTGCGCTTGCAGTATTCAGTTATCTCGTACCGTTGGTTTTCAACGGTCTGTTTCTCACTGCTCACTCTGATGTAACCGTAATTCATAGGATTCTGTTTTTCTCCTTTAAAAGTAAGAATTTATATGCAATTAATAAAGCATCGAACATAAAGTTTTCATAATCCGGAGGATTCGCCCCTTAAATATGCAATAGTTATGGCAGAACAAGATATTAGAGAAGACCAGATGACTATAACCAATACAGTGGATTATCTGAGAGGACTAAAGGGCAAGGATAGTGCACTTATCGCTCCCGGTAATTTGTTGAGTGCACTGTTTCAATATAGAGGTATAGTTCAAGATGCAAATAATTCTCTTGATGCTGGCTACTATACAGTTAATAGTAGCGCAATTCCTAATATTCCTTACGCAGGATATGGTATTTTGGTGGTATTTAAAGCTTCTAACTATATTATTCAGTTATATTTATATGGTGATGGTATAAAACAAAGGAAATCTCCAGATATAGGTGTTAGTTGGGGAGATTGGAAGTCTATAACATTTACTTAATCAGAACGCTTTATTTACCCTTTCACTTCTTTGCCTTATCTCTTGCCCCTTAAATGTAAGAATATGGCAGATAAGCAAGATATTAGAGAGAATGCGATGAGTGGTGGAACACCTACAAGATTACGTGGACTGGATAAAAACGGCAACAGTATATCACCAACATTGGAAGAGGTAATGAACGCAATGGGAATATATACCTATAGCTTTACATTGGCGGCAAAAGAGGAAAAAGACCTTGGCGACTTGGGGTACGGTATGTATTTGCTTGCATCCCCCAACAATGCAGCAACTGCTATATTTGCTTTTGGTTCCTATTCAAAAGGTTTTGTGTCAGATGCAGGTTCAAATTTTTACTGTGATTATACAGATGGGACTAAAGGTGTTGCTTTCGGTCGAAAAACGACAAATGGTAGCTTTTTTATCAAAAACAACAGAAGCACTGAAACATACATAGTTTTAAAAAGGATTGGTACCTTATGATAGTGGTTCTGCAAGCCATGTGGATTTTCATTCTGGTTATGCCCGTTCCGGCCATCTCGGTCAGAACGGGCAGAATACTTCTTGTCAATGCAGTCCATTCATGGGGTAGACTGCATAAAACCTAAACACTTAACTGGAATAATTGGCGGCATTACCCACCAAAAGCATCCGATCTTCACAGACCGAGAATACTTTCATTATTCCAAAGAATAAAATAGTATTAGTTAAGTAGTATATCGGCTAACTATACAAAGTTACAGTATTTAGTCGGAAACAGCAACCATCTAAGTAAAAACATCCCGATACTTCACAGACCGGGATGCAATGCCAAACAAAGAGAGTTTCCGAATGAAAATCAATATGAACAAAATGTCTTTAAACCTTAATGCAACTAATACCTATTGCCTAACCATAACAACTACAAGTTACTGATAACTTTTAAGACATAAACCATAGTACAAAATTGATACCAGAATGATTGCGCAACAATATTGCATTCATTTTCATTAATATAAGGCAAAATCCTCTTTTAACAATACTGTGGAATATTGTGGAGTGCTCCACGGTATTGTGGAATAATTCCACAGTTTTAAGTAAGAGTTACTGACTTCCATTCGCTCCAATTCCCATTCCAGCATCGTCTTACATACATTCCTATCATATTTTCTGGGACAGCTATTTGATACAAAAACACTCCTCCTGTTATATATTTTGCTCTATGATTTGAGTATATGCCAAAAATAATATCTGATGAAATGGGTGGATGATTAATAGTATCAGCGTTAAACATGCCAGAAATTCCATAATCTGTTTCGTTATTCAAATCTGCAGCATATCCTTTACCGAAAGTTTCTGCCACCTCTTGAATTGTCGGTGATATACTGTTGCCGTTTGCCGCCAGTCTACGCAGCCGTGCCGGAGTTCCACCACTCATCGCATTTTCCTTAATATCTTCTGCCATACTTAATACATTTAAGGGGCATAATTTCCGGATGGAAATATTACCCGATTTAACATTTTAATAATTAACTCGTTTTGTAAATTATAAATCAAATTTTTCCGTAATATCTGAAGAACTCAAAAGGAGTTCTCACATCCAGATAACCGTCTACCTCTTCGTTAGCTTCCGCTTCCATCTCAAACGCGGAATTGCCGTAAGCCTTATCACCTACATTTATCCAACACCGGTTACGGCATAAGTGATACATGTAGGATATTGCGTACTCCACACCATACTGAAGGTAGAACCACAACGGGCATAGCAGATATACCCATAAGTTGAATCCGGTAAACAGCATGATTACCGTCAGCAGCACAGCGGATGCAATCATGCATTCCTCCCATTGACGCACATGAATCGCCTCATGGTTAAGTGTACTCTGCTTCATCTCCTCCTTGCTTTTCTTGGTGAAGACGAAACATCCCAATGTGATGGTGTTGTAACCCTGCCACAGCAGCCATTTCGCTAACTTGCTTTCATAAAAAACTTTCATACATCTTTCCATTTATATTAGTTTGTTAATTAACCGGGTTTTCGTAATCATGGTCACCCAAATCAGCATACGAATACGAAATGCCATTTTTATTGGTTGAAATCCAGACTCCTCCCAATGATATGAATTCATAAACACCAGGCTCTGTGATATGAGCTTTATTGCAATAATGGTATTGACCGTCAACCAACTCCATATCATTAAATCCGTCCGATGTCACAACTGACACATAGCCATATGTGCTCCCTGAAGAATTATTATATATGATCAAGGATATTTTCATACCCACACATTGGGCAGAGCTGGGAAGCATGTATTCACTTTGGCCTATTCTACTGGGACGCCCATTGCCAAAATCCGAACCAAAATTGGGGTTCAGGTAAAAGTAGCCTTCATTGGAACTAAACCCATGTATCTTTATGAATGCCGCTGTCGCTGTAATTTTTCCTTGAACATTGACTTCTCCAGTCTCACCATCAATGCTACAAGTGACATTTCCATTCTTATCCCTTGCCAATACGTTCTGTACCACCAAATCATCCACAAGGATTTCATCAGCACGTATTTTTCTCGCTAAAGCCATATCCATAGCTACAAACATAAACTGCTGTGCCGCCTCCCAATTCGCATCACCGTCTATCGAGGTGGGTGCGACAGTGACCGACGTACCGTAAGCCCGTACCCGAAACGGAATGGTGCGATTGTTGAATGTGGCCAGTACGATGTCATGGTAATCTTCATTCCAGACATATGTGTTGCCCTTGGCGAAAAAACCTCTCGGACGCGGCTCACTGGCATCCCGTCCGCTTGAACCGTCATAGCTGACACCCACGGACATCTCCGCAATGAAACTGTCATTCCATGCCGAAGCGTCAGCCTGGCTCTGGTAACAGCGGACTGAAAACGTTGAATACCCTGCAGAAGCGTTGACCGTAATCTCGGAAGCCCTCGAAGGCCCTGCGATGGCGCTCCATATCCCGTTGCTGTACCCCCGTGCGGTCAGATATCCGTCCGGATAAGTCAATGTGGCGCTACCAAGCGTCCGCTTGGCATAGACGCGGAAAGCTGAAGGAACAAGCGAACCGGCATTGCTCACCCGTATATTGCTGCATGTACTGATGAGATAGACCATGCCGCCGTCTGATGTCAGTTGTTCCCATTCGTCGGTGTTCACTTCTTCGGTAATAATATAACCGTAGGACTTGCCGCCGTTCTGGGTCTGAGTGATTCGCCTCCCGTCATGAGTTGTCTGAGTCCATAGAGGTGGATTCGAAGTGTCAACCTTTGAGAGCCAGGAGCGACTCCCCATCGTACAGATGGTGAGCTTTTTGTATGGAGTATTAGCCGTGCGCCACTCACCGCCAGCCTTGACGGATTCGCCGTCACCGCCAGGTTTTCCTGGATTACCGTCGTTGCCGTCCACAACCATGGGTATAGTTTCCCGGTCCACGACCTGCCCACCCACGTAGAACACGAACTGCAGCTGCGTCGTGAAGTTCTTCGGGGAAATGGCCGTGCCGTTCTGTATCTCGACCTCCGAACCACCGTCCTTACTGTATTTCAGCACACCGTCAGTCGTGATGGAAGTGGTACCGCCTACAGACTTGGTGCGTGTGCATGACACGCTTGCCACACTGTAGGTACCATCCTTCCGCTTGCTTACTGAAGATACGGAGGGCACCAGCCTATAGAGTACCGCATCACTGCCTGGACTACCGGCACGTACACCGGTAATGGTGAACACCAGCTCACGGCTTATATCCGTATCCTGTACCGTAGCCGTAACGGTTATCCTGACCTCTGAGCGTGCAGGCATCGAAATGCCGGAAGCCACGGTAAACGCTATCACACCCGTATTGACATTGTAGCTTTCCGTGACACCGGCAGGCGTCACGCATGAGATGGACTTGAGCTGTAGCTTCTTCGTACCATACCACATGCCGACGGTTGTATTGAGCACGGATTGCGAAACAGTCTTTCCCTCGTATGTCAACGCCACACTCTCCATCTCATTGTCGAAATCGGCTACAATGGCCGACTCACCGTCAAAGCCCCATTTGGCCCAGATGGCGGCCGGACTGAACGCGCTCCATACACCGTCCTTCTTAGTTCGGCAGCAAGCCCACTCGTATGGCAGGCTCTCGCTCACCCCAATCGGGTCATCATGCCAGCCGGACGGCACATAGTCATCCACCTGTGATGTGGCAGGGGTTGCCGGAGCGATATTTTCCGCAGTATGCTTAAAAATCCATTCATAATCCCTACCGTCACGCCCGTCCTGGCCGTTCTCCACCAGCAGCTCATACTCAGCGGTATTCAAGTCCCCGGTAATGGTATAACCGTAGGACTTGCCGCCGTTCTGGGTCTGCAGGATACGGCGCCCCTCATTGGTCGTCTGAGTCCACATCGGAGGATTGTCGGTACCATCAGGAGCGACACATAAAAACACACGTCCGGCCATCTTGGTAATACCCATGTAAGGTATATGCTTTCCGGTTTCCCATTCACCGCAATTGGTAATGCTTGTACCGTCTGCACCCTTGCTGCCAGTCACACAGATGGCGTTCGTTGTGGTACTTGTACCATCAGTAAAGACTATCCTTGTCCGGGTCCAGATATACCAGCCGTTTTTCCACGCCGGAGAGTCTGTCTGCCACTCGCCTCCGGTTGTGGTGGCCGATGAAGAGGAAAGGTAGTATTCTTCGGTAATGGACTTGATGCCCTTGCCGTCGGCTCCCTGCCCACCACTGATACAAGCCGCTTGAGTGTACTTGACTTCGCCATCAGAATAGACAATCTTCGTCCGCGACCAGATATACTTGCCGGCTTCCCATTCAGGGGAGGTAGTCTGCCAACCGTCCACCGGGGCAATGACATTAGACACCGATATCGCGTATTCCACATCGGTAGACTTGATACCCTTGCCGCTTTCTCCCTTGGCCGCATATTTCAGCCAGTCGGCATTGCCGTCTGCCGGTTCTGTAGACGTGCCTTTCTCATTGACACATATCCATGAGCTGCCGTTATGCGTCACCTCATCATAATAGGCATACTTCTCACCCTTTTTCCACGTACCTTTAAATAGCGGTACCCGGAAAGCCTCGCCGGTGATGTCATCCACCTGGAATATCTTGCCGGACATGATGACGTGGCGAAAAACAGCCGAGTAGTTGTCGGCCGGAATGCCATGCACGGTACGACCTTTCTTTTTGCCAATCCATGAGACTTCCTGGGCAGGCTCGACATCCCAAGTATTGGCGTGGTCGAAGAAAGTGATGCAGTTGTTGCCATTAACCGTATCAATCAGGATGTACGTCTGCCTATCCTCATCCGTGAAGTTACCCGTTTGGGCGAGTACCATCGCATCCCCCGGCTTCCAGTCGGTACCCGGTTTCGGCGTCATGACGAATGTCTTGGCAGTGTAATCGGCAGAAGTCACCCGGAACTTCATCTCCTCGAACCCCTGCAGCTTGCCTTCAGGTGACTTGGTGACGAAGTAGGTGGTCAGAATGTCATCGACAAACTGGCTCAGACCGTCGGCATCGGTCAGGTCAGGGGTTATGGTATAGCTACCGTCACCATTATCGCTCCATTCCTTGACCGTACATCCACCTCCGGGAGAGGCACACATCCTGCCTTTGAAATAGGTCACACGGTTATAGGCAATCTCCGGAAAAAACACACGTTTGCGGAAAATGCCCTCTTCCATTTCAAGGATGCCATTCTTATCGATACACCCTCCGGAAATACCGCTGATGAACTCGCCGAACTTGACCCAATCTCCGAAGGTTATGGGGAAAGGAGTGCCGTCAGCCTGGTCTTTGCGAAGGAACACCTTTGATAATTCTTCGATGCTCATTCCTTGTTGAATGAGTTCAAGAATGCCAATAAATGTCCGTCCAACCCTCTCTGCGGTATTCTCTCCCTCAGAAGAGGCGTTCCTTATCTGTAGAGCAAGTTTCCTTAATATGTCAAGTGTATCAGGCATTATTCACCAAGTACTCTAAAAGTTACACGATTAGCATTAATCCCTCCACTTCCCCTATACAGCGGAAAGTCTTTTTTATTATCATTCAAATACCGAACACATTCTTTCATATACCTATCAGCAACAGAGAAAGCATCATTATAAGCCATAAGTTTCTCCTTAAAATCAGAACGCGATGAATATTCGTTATCTTTATTGACAAATCCAAAACGGGTGACATTTCCATCTCCATTTTTCACGATACGAGCATAGGTATAATATGCCAATGTCGTTTTCAGCCCTACAAAGGAACGTTTGCCTCCACATTCTATGGTATAAGAACTACCATTAAGCAACTCACTATAATTTTCCGGATGTTCTTTCACATCTAAGAATAAAGCATCACCCAAAGCTGACTTCAAATCAATGTTCTCCGACTCCCGAATATATGCCTCTATCTTTTCCGTATCGATGTGTATTGACATCGTACGAGCCAACTTATAGACCTCATCTGTTGTTATTAGACATCGCAGCATTTCTTATATATTTAAGAGGTTGTACACTAAAGTCATTGGAAGGATTGAGAGGTTCATACCAATGCGCAAAAATTTTCTGAAAAGCCCGTTCAATCATGCGTTGTTGCTTTGACACAATAGAGTTATAGTATTCAAAAGCATCTTCCAATATATCCCCAGAAAAACCAACCTTACCAATCCGGATACAATACCAAGGCTCCTGCCCGAAAGCCGAATAAATACGTTCAACCACACTGGCATCAGTAACGGTAAACTCCTTATCATAATTTTTAGGACTAATATCCACAAACTCCGGTTTTTCTTCATCAGATTCCAAGGTTACCTCTAAGACCTTTGTCGCATTGGTGTCTCCTTGTAATTGCACGATAGTATCAGAAAAACCAGTATCTTCATTAGTCCTATCCTCTTTTATAGGATTTCCGTTTTCATCAAAACGTACCGAAGAAGCACCTTTCTTTGTAATTATCATCCCGGAAGGCATGAAGTTACAACGCACATTACGATACTTCACATTGGCTAATCCCTCATCCGTACTCATTTCCGTAATCACACGGTCAGCTCTTCCGATAGGATACACGAATTTCCCTGTGTTGCTAATCCATAGTATCTGCCCCTTATAGTTTTCAATCCCTCCGGCAGCCCGAATTTGCGCATAGACCACCTCCTTACGTGGATTAAATACATCTATAAACTCCACATTTTCTGGTATTACCTTTATGGCTTTTCCCTGACGGGTTTTCTTTCCTGTCCAATCCGGATGAACTGCGATTTTTGCGATATATCCGGATTCATCCTCCTCCAACAAACGGCAATTTTCAAAGGGGATGTGCTGTACTTCCACTATATCTGCGAACATATTATAATTAACATGTATCGCCATCCCATCGTAATCAGCAACATCCTTGCAGACGAAAGCATGGATGTCATCTGCCGTATCTCCACGGCGGTTAACCACATATTCAGAAAAAGCAACCTCACGAAACCCATTTCCCTCTATGAAATTGGCATAACGTTCTGCACATTCGCTACCCGTTGAACTCGCAGCGATGATATTTCTTAGATGTTGGGGATATAAATTATCATCACCGTAGCTTTGGATGCCAAGATTACGTAAATAGCCCGTGTCAACACGCCTATTACTCTTCTTCTTTAATTCATTTACGTTCATCGTTCCGTGAGGTTATTCTTTATTTCACCGTTTCTACGGCTTCTATAGTCTGCTTAGAGTCAACTACAGATTGAGCCTCTTTAATATGAGCATCCAATACTTTAGCTGTAACTTTCTTCCCGTTCAGTTTATAAGTCTTGAACGCATCTCTCACAATCTCAGAAGTAGCACCTTCCACTTCAAAGGCTTTCACCAATTCTGAAACCAAAGTTTCATCCAATGGTAAAGCAGGACTCATCCGTCTTTCAACCCTTTTCTCCCAATCGGAAGGCGTTGAAGCAAAAAAGACTATCCCTTTAGGATTTTCCGCAAGATACCTTTCTGCCGCTTCGTCAGTAAGATTGTTGTTGGTGTACATTTCACTACTTCCAAAGCCTACTTGGAGCAATACACCATTTTTCAATGCATAACTTGATTTTTCTTTCATTTTTCCATATCTTTTTAAGTACGAATACATTTCAATCACAGCGTCACGATAGCAATCACCACATGAGGTCTTGGTAAATGTCCTACCAAGAACTTCATGAAACATCAGTTCAATGTCTGATTTATCAGAAGAAGAAAGGGAGACCTTATCCCCCAATCTCTTCAACTTATCAACCATCTCCAAGACAAGCATATTCCCTCCTATGCTGCCGGTTCAGCCGTCAAAGTGTTGACAGCAGTCTTAGTTGCTTCATAACTCGTCTTGAACAAGAATAATGCAGATTTAGGCGTTTTCTGCTCTTCCAAGGTAACAGCCCATCCACCTTCAGTATCCTCGCTATACTTATCGTTGTCGATAGCTGTAGCTGTAAGCCCTTGGTAGTAACCATACACCTGAAAAGCGGCATCACCAGGGTTTCCTTCTTTCTGTAAACCCTTATATTTATTCTCCAACACCACAACATAGGTACCGTTAGCCAATCCGTCAATAACATCAGCGCATACATCCGGGTCGTTTGCCAATATCACAATCGCGACAGTATTGGTAAACGAACTACGATATGTGCCAGCCACTAATGAGGTCTTTGTACCCGTAAATGGATTTTTACCAGGAACAACAACCTTATAAGCCTTCTTCCCGGTTTTCATAGCCAGCGTTTCAATCACATTCTTTTTTGTAGAATTGAATACTGTGGCTGCAAAGTCCACATCCGCACGATTCATTATTACCCCTTCCTGCTCCAATCCTTGTACTACTGGATCATCACACGACGGAACAATATCTTTCTTTAAAATATCATCACATACTCCCATAGAATACCTCCTTTTGTCAATATGCTACTTGCACCAAGTTGTCCTCGCCAATCATAGAACCGAGTTTACCAGTAGAATAGATATAATTCTTACGGGGTTTTCTTTCAAACCAGATATCAAGGTCAGATATCGGGTTATCGCCTTCACAACCGTACATTAAATTGTCCGGAGAACATAGAACCGCACGGTGAGGAAGGTTCAGTTTCGTTTTATCGTTCTGATACGCTTGAATAAATCTATCCCAAATAGAACATTTTACGACCGTAACGCCGTCATACTCTCCTACTTCAAGGCCGTCAAAAATGACCGTCCAAGGCATAATAACCTTATATTTCTCCCTCACATCACGTGACAAAGAATCACATAATGATTTTGTAGCAAAAATTGCATGTCCGGACTTCTGGAAAATACGGCTATCCGCATCTTCAAGCATCGTGTCAAACACAGATGTAGCAGCCCCCAATTCTTTCATCTTGGACTTCTGCAAAGCATAAGATACTTCAGAGTTGGCTGATATAACGGTATGCTGACCGGAATTCTCTGCACATATGGCAAACAGGCGTTTAAAGAAACCGTCACATGTCTTGAACAATTCTACATTCAATCCATCCGTAATTTGACCGGAACCGTCAATATTAGCGGCATCCTTGTCTCCAAACCAAGTGAAGCGCCATAACATTTTCATCATTGCTTCCGTCAGTTTTGGAAGGACAATCCCATCCATATATTCAGTAGAAGTAAGGTCCGCAATATTGGTACCGGTCTTCAAGCAGTACTTTGCAATAGTATTCTCCAAATCCTCATAGCACATTTCCAACGGAACTTGCCAGTCGCCAATTTCCCATACTTTCTGGGCGGCAGCGATAGCCACTTTTTGATATTCAGGGTCACATCCGGCACCTGCGATACCTACATCCTCCATCTCACCGATGAAGCCAACTTTCTTGCCATTGGTCACTTTAGGCATGAACGTCATAAAACGCTCCATATCCTCATTTTGAAAGACTGTCAGTTCAATCAAGTCTTTCAAATCCTTCACCGCCTGATTGTCTGGCGTCAATTTTGAAAAATCTAAAATAGGCATACTCAATTCTCCTTTCTTTACTTTTTAGTTCTCTTCTCCCTTTCCTCTCTCAACTTTCTTTGAATAGGTGTCTCCTCTGCACTTGCTTGTGTCTCAACAGTATTCTTGAAGGATTGGGTACGCAAAGAGACTCTATAGGTTGAACAATGTTTTGCTAGCCAATTCTCACCTCCTGCCATCTTTACAGCATTCAGTATCTTATTGTCCTCAACTGTACGGGCATTGGTTTTCAATGCCGCATTTTCCTCTTCAAGTTCTTCAATGCGCGCCTTTAAAGCTTCAATCTCCTCGTCACCGTTTGCTTCTTCCGGGTCTTTGATTTCTGTAATCACTCCGTCTGTTACAATGATAGTCTTACCATCGGGCATAACATGCTCGCCATCGGGGGATGCCGCATCTCCCACCTGCGGTTCTCCTTCTTCACGTTCCACCGTCAGTGTATTACCTTCGGCATCTGTCAGTTCCATAGATACTACCGGAATGTCTTCTATCTTCTGGTAGCCACATTTCGCAAGCAGTCTGTCAATGATAGATTGCTTTACCGTTACTTGTTTCTCTTTGTTCATTTTCTCACTATTAAGTTTATAATCAGTTCCTTTTGCTGTAGTCGGTATAAGAACACCAGATATAAATCCAAGTTGTTTTGCAACCTCACCGCCAAACCATGCCTCCTTGTTCATCTGGACCTCCAAAATGGTCGATTCAACTCCTGTCCGTTCAACATATACAGCCATCATCTTATCCTTTTCCGCTTCCAGACTTGATTTGATGGATTCTATAGTTTCAAGGTCCAATAAATCATCATATCTTGCCAAATATGGTTTGTGGATGAGAAACTTTGCATGAGGATAAGCTTTTCTGCGTTCAAGTGGAGCAGAAAGCAAAATGATGGTAGCCATAGAAGCACATCGTCCAACAACGGTACAAGATATTTCCTTGCCCGACGCACGTAATGCATCATAAATAGCATACCCCTCAACCGTATCACCGCCGCACGAATGGATTTCAATGTCAATTTTAGGGTCAGCCGGGTCAAGCCATGAAAGGAAGTATTGGATATCCGGAAACGAAAGCCCCTCGTCACCGGTCAAATACCAATTTTCCATTTTATCCTTATCAGCTACAATGTCCTTGTTAATGTATAATTTAGCCATATCACATAATTGTTTGTAACAAAGGTAGAAAACATGATACGGCTTGAAGAAAATAAGAAGTCTATTCCACTGACACGCTTTGTCAGCAACTTTTTCAAAACAAAAAAAGAGCGGAATAATTCCGCCCCCCCTAAACATCCACCTTACTTGAGAACTTATCTATTATCCGATAAATTGTCCTTTCCGCAATATTATACTCATCGGATAAATATTGCATGATATAAGTCTTTTTATGTCCCTCCTTTGACAGACGGACATATTCTTGATACACGGGAATATATTTCACATCCCCGACATCAAGCGAAGCATCCCCCATCATTTGAAGAAGACTCTTATTCAATATCAATAGTTCATATGCTTTCATATACTACCAAGATTTTCAACGTACTTAACCCTATTAGCAACAGAGGTAAACTCTTCCACAGAAACCACCGGAGCAGGCGCCATCATCATACCTTTTGCAACAGCTTTGGCCAGCATGTCCTCTCCTAACGCCTGATTGGAAGAAGCTGTTACATTAATGGGAATACCTCCTCCTATCTGATTGAAAGCCGACAATAACGGAGCAAACATCGAGGTTGCAGCAGCCGTCATTACACTTTCACCGTTGGACAACATAGCAGGTATGGAATCGCTTGTACCGGAACCTGGCCCTTCAACTTTACCTCCTTGTGCAAATTTAGCACTTTTCACCGATTTCATAGCCTTTCCCATAACAGTAGTTACAGATGCCACTACAGTACCTATCGCAGCAAGCATGTCAATCCATGTTGCAGATGAGCGGGTAGCTGTTTCTACGGCTTTGGCAATGGCTACCCCTTGTGCGATAGAAACCTCCGCAATAGCCAGTATTTTCGCCAACTGGGCCATATTCTCGTTATCTCCTGCCGCTTGTTCCAACAAATCAGAAAGATTCCCTGCCAAGACAGAAAGGGATTCACCTTTATTTTGCTGCATCTCCACTTCCTTGTCAATGACCGCCTGCTTTGCATCCAAGTATTCTTGGTCTGCAGCAAGCTGTCTGGCCCGGAATTCGGCATCACTCTCCTCTTCCATCCGTCTCAAGCTGTCTTTCAGTTCAAGCTTCTGCTGTTCCTGCATACGAAGAAGCTCAAGTTCACTATATCCATTCAATTTAGCTTCTGCCAATTCATTATCCAATCGAAGTTTGAGTGCATCAGCTTGTTTCTTTGCTGTATCATTCTCATGTTGAACGGACAAATCATCAATCTCTTTATTGTACTTCTCCGTGACAGCAAGCTTCATCTGTTCAGTAAGCTCTTTCTGACGAAGTTCTACGTCACGTTGGACAACAAGTTGCTGTATTTTGAGTTGGTATTCCTGCTCACTTCCAGCTTTTACGGATTCAAGTTGCAGAGAGATTAGTTTCTGCCGGTTCTCCACCTCCTTCATCAGTTGTTCTTCCGATAATTGCTGTAATGCATCATTTTTTTGCTGTTCAAGTGCAATAATCTGATTATTTATAGCTCCACGTGCTTTCGTTGTAAGGTCTTGTTCCTCAATCAAGCGAACACGCAAATCTTCTATTTGACGAGAAAACTGACGTTCTATCTCAATGGATTGTTTCTCTCTACTGTCCTTAACCAGCTTAAGCATTTCATCCTCAGCCTTACGAATTTCTGAAAGTTCTTTTTCTTTTACAACTTTAGCCTTATCTACTGATTCTTTCCGCATCGCATTTATTTTATTCTGGGTTTCCTTATTACGGGTATAGCTCTCCATTTCCTTTTGAGCTACGTCCGAAAAAACTTGAGAGAATTCCTTTAAATCTTTCACTGTACTTTCTGATATACCCAATCGGCTAATAACCTCATCAGCCGTTACTGCCCCTTGTGCCATATCATCAAGCAATTTATTAGCTTCACCAGTAAGTTCTATTTGCCCAAGAAGATTTGCCAATTTCTTTCGGCCAATATCAATGCTTTCCTGCTGAAGTTTATTTTCCATATCGTATGCTTTTGTAGCCGCATCAGTACGCTCTTTCAGGCTTTTTGTAGTATCATCTGCAATGAGCTTCAATCTTTCAATCTCAGAGCGACTTGCCGCACGCTTCATATTAAGCATTGTTTCCGATTTCTCTAACTGTTGCAATGCATCATTCAGTGCCCACGCTTGTTTCGCATCATTTGAAATTTCTTTTCCAATACCGGAAAAACTATCCTTCATATCCTTTGCTGCACCAGAAAAATCACCAGAGAAGAATTTAGCAATAGCTCCACCAAACTTTGCAATCCGGTCTATAATCACATCAATAATTGCCCCAAAAGAGGACATTACATTAGAAAGAAATTCAGTACCTTTTTGCGTTTTAGCCAACCATGCGACCAATGAACCCAACAAAACAACAGTAGCCCCAATACCAGTGGAAATTAGTGCAAGTTTCAACACTTTTAAAGCTGCAGATAACAAATTACTTGTTATAGCCGCTGTTTTTTGAGCACCAGAGAACATATTCGCAGTGACCGTTCCTGCTTTGTACTGGACTGTTATTTTAACCAATTCATCCTTCAAACCACCAACAAATTCCTTTGTACCTCGCAAGACGCTAACGCCACTGCGCAATATGGAAACAAAAGGTACTTGGGCTTCTGTAGCCTGAAGTATCGCATCTTTATAATTACCCACATTCCGATAAAAGCGCTGCGTTTCTTCTTCCGCACCTTTCAGTTCATCGGTAATGGCATTTATCTTATCTTGCAGCTCTTTGCCTTCGCCCCCCTCACGCTCTACACGACTTAATCTGTCATAAGCAGCGGTAAGATTGGAAAGCTCAGCCCGCAACCTAACAAGGCTTCCTTCCATCTCTGTCTGCTCTTTACGTTCATTTTGAATTTGTTTATTCAGTACACGGATGGCATCTGTATATTGTTGGGTAGCAACTCTATTTTCGGTTAATTTAATATTATATTCCTCCCTACTCATACGGCCTTTCTTCAAATCCTCCTTAAGAGTTTGTTCTACTTTTCGAAGTATATCCAACTGCGTACGATACTCTGCTATTTTACGGATAGCATCATCATACTTTACCCGAATTTCCAATATTTTTTCACTTGTATTGTCTTTCATAATTATACCTCCAATTGTAACAATTTACATTCACATATTCCCGTATCTTCTGCCTTAATGGAAATAATGGCATAATATCTACCATATTGGGCCAAGTAAATTGGAACAGTCATATCCAAGTCTCTCAACTCAATATCATTTATTTCTATCTTTTCTGTGATTACTTTAGGCATATAAATGACCTCACTATAACTTTTGTAATAAGAGTTAATCACAGAAGAAAAATCAAGTTCCTCAAATGTTCCTTTCAGAACATCTGCATCATCTGTACAAAGTAAAATTCTTGGCTCCACTTTCTCTAGAGAAGATTTACCATCACTGTCATACTTATATAACTTTATAGACGCAACGCCACCTGCCATATCAGTACCAGCAAATGGAAGCGTAAGAATATCACGCTCTGAATCCAAAGTGTAATCTAATACTTGTAATGCTCCATCATAAGAGCCATTAACCGTAGAGTCTTCTTTGTAACGCAGATAATTCAGCTGTGCGAAATCATTCAGCCTATATTCCAACATATTAGGTTTATTCTCCTTATAAGTAGCAACAACCTTTTTTGTCCAATCATATGCTCTTGTTTCATTTTCTTTAATAGTATCTACAGAAACAAACTCAATGGAATTTGAATCATTCTTACCAGGAACAGCAAAAACACCGAGAATTGCAGCAACAGCTTTAATAAAATCTATCTGTTTTATTTCGGGCAAATTTGCAATAATCGGGAAGTGCCCATATCCTGCATTTATCTCATCATCTATCGAAGGCATCACTTGATCACATATAGCTGTAATGCTAAATGAATTATCCATAGATATACCACCATCATCAATCCACCCTGCGTCAAGTAATCCAAACAAAATCTCCTTACTTTCCTCTAGCGTATCTGTCTCTATATCTGTAAAATCAAAATAGATAGTATAACTATTTGTGTTATGCCTCTCAATCTTGCTATAATCTATAGTTGCAATATCGACTCTTGTATCATCATCCATAATGTAATAAGCAACCAGACATGCTCCATTAGGGTATATAGAAGTGGATACATCAAACGACACATTACCATTCATCAAAATCTTCATATTCGGAGCATTAAGTTTAAAGCCTTGAATATAAATTTTTCCAGAACTACTTTTAAACTTGGTTATAGTCCCATAATAGCTTGAAAATGACTTATCTGCAAAATACAATTTTTCCGGTTCTCCCTTATCAAGACGTCCATGTACATAGTAACTAAACTCTGCATGTAATGCATTTTTTGCAGCATAACTTCTGCTATCATTACGAGTTAATAAGGGTACAAACAATCTACTTAACATAAAAGCGCGATTAGCAGGAAACGTAAAAGTGACACCATTATCTTTCATAATTTGTAACAAAATCCAGGTAACCTTACACCCCGGATGATACCACCCTGTTGTATCTTCCCGCCGTATACCATAGTCTACTTTAGGAATAAAAAAATTACCGGAAGCATCCCCTTCAAAAGAACCTACTTTCCAAAATACATGATAATCTGGAAAATCATCATCAGCAATGACCTCATAATTGTGTCTATCCTTCAAATCACGTAGCGTTTTATTTCCACTTATAATATTTGCAAATCTAGAGACATTACCCCATGAAAGAGCAAATTCAAAAACATCCGATGTAGACAATAAGACCGCAGTTGCGTTATTGAGTATCTCTATCCCGTTACGAAAATAACAAGCATTCAGTTTAATTCTAGGATAAACGATGTCGCATGAAGGTAAATCAGCATGCATGATTGCACACTGATTACGTATAGTATTCGGAAGTTTGATAGTATAAGAATTATTACTTATAATCTTACTCAAATCCGTAAATATATTACTTTTGAAATTGAGCGTTACTTTGGTATCATCATCCAAATCCATCAGTTTATCACCAATGAATAGCATATCGTTTCTCATAAGCTTTGTACTCTTGTTTCTGGTAATATGATTGTTGCTACGAAATCCTGCAATACGGCTCTTGTCTTATTGAAATTACCAACAGATACATTCACTGCCTTCCAGCTATCAACTCCATTCACATTTTTACCTGCATACATATCAACGATGGGTGACAACGCGAGTTGAAACAAGAAGTCAAACGTTTCAGAGTCCACTAAAGGAGCACACACCAACAATGTATTCTCTTCTGTTTTTCTCTGCTTACGTCCTGAACCTCCATGATAGCCATTAACATAGTTATAGTCTTGCATATTATTACGAATGAATTCACCATCATTGGCAATTTGTTTGCCCTCATCACCACGTTTAAACAACCAATAGCAATAAAAGCCATGACGATTTATCCAACGTAAATAAATTCCATCCGTGCATTCATCAACTAAAAGCCTCACGTTTACAGCCATATTCGTCAATGCATGAAAAGTAAAATCAAATGTATTGTCGAACACGTTTGCCCCCACACTCGTTCCCGGCAATTTCAATACGACCTCATTGTTTGCATCAATTCCATTCAGAGTAATATTATACACCTTTCTTTCAGACAATGTAATAGCTGGTAAAGAAATGCTGTCAGCGGTCACAGTCACATTAGCATTACCGGCCGTATACATTCCTACCGTAAACGGAAGGTTTTTAAACCACGTCAATATACGATTTCCATTATACCGTTCACCCACCTTCATTGCCCCCCAAATGATGAACGTATTGAATTGAAAACTTTCAGACATTGAACTGTCCGAATAAAAGTCAATATCTACAGAGAACACACGTCCTACCCCGCTATCTTTCGGAACCGTCTGTGAATAATCAATTTTCCCAAATTCTACAGTGTCAAATGTAGACTGCATGTAAAACGACACATCAAAAAAGCATGCATTATTAAACAGAGCCCTCTTCTCCTTGTATGAAATTTCAGAAACGATATCAGTCACCGTCACCTCCACGTAATCCCAAGCATGCCCGTAAATGTTTATCACTACCGGATTAAAACAGAAAGATATTTCATCCGGATATTCTATGGTTGTTTCCCCTATCTTATGAGTTCTCATTACTATGTAGATTTATATGTGTCACATCATCAACGAGTATACCAAACACACGGTCCATAATGTCCCGTATTGTTTGCTCCACGTTCGTTGTATATATATCCTCGTACGTACCAGAGCGATAAAGTGATGTGCCCTCTGTTGCTATCTTCCGGGCCACAAGGTATGCAAATGACCTTGGTCTCTCCACTTGGATCCCCTTGTCTATCATCCATTGCTGAATAATCTTATAGAATCCTTTCGGTACTTTCCCCGAGGCACGTCCCACCTCCAGAACTCCGAACGCTTGACGACCATAAAGAGTACCATGATTATCATCCACGACAACGTGCAGGCTCTTGATAGTTTTGCCACTTGCACGCTGCCCAGCCCGTATATGATTTTCTATGATGCGCTGCCGAAGATTATCCAACTCCTCACACAATATCGCCTTTACCTCTTTCCTCCTATCTTCCATAACTAGCACATGGGCGCTCCTTGAACCTCTTTCAATTTCAATTCTATTACTATTCCGGTAACATTTACATCCAGCTTATCATAGAAAACGGAATAAGGTACCTCATCGCTCACCCACTCAAACAGCTCGCTCCTATTCAACTCACGGATAAACTGAACCGCATATCCTTTGCATCTCTCAATGACCTCATCATTCTCCACCCCATCGAAATCAAATTTGGCCTTATCAGCAAATGCTATCATGCAGTTAGGAGAATCCCTTAGCTGTGTTCTTGATATGACGAATTTCCCGGATATAGGAAGCAAATTTATAATGGCCGGCAATGGCATCTTATCCAACCTGACATTGGCGGTCGCCCAGTTATCGAACAAATAGGTGACTCCTTCCAGCTTTTCTGCAACAGAAGCTATCTTCCTTTCTACACTTGTATTCATTGCTTATTCTGATATATTTTGATATATTTCCCGTAATCGACGTTCATAGCGTATTTTCTCTGCATCCATGTCAAGGCATTTATATACCCTCACCCATGGAACACATTCTACCTGCTCATGGTCAGTTATCCCCATGCGGGTAGCATAGTAATCCACCAAGCCAAACAACCCGAACGAAAGCTTATCCACTCCGGCACGTCTTTCTTCCGGAGTCGGTACTACGCTCGTAGTTTCAAAAAGCTTGGTAATACGTTCAACCTCCTTGGTTACCCATGTGGAGAATCCCAAAATATCCGCTGCCCCACACTTCTCTATCTTATCAATAGACAAACCAAGGACAACACGGCATGGAACCATTATACAATCTATTCCATTGCGTATGGATTGTAGTTCCATCAGCTGACCTATAGTGAGGTCATTCAGAGTCTCCGGAACTCTTACACCTGCGACAAAGTCCGGTTTAGGCAACTTCCCTATCTGATCCAACAGTTCAGCAGCATTGCTCGCCACGTTACTCAATATCAAAAACTCTTTTACTGTCATATCTGTCCTAATTTTGCTTTTGGTCTTTTAGGTATCGGTTTTATACGGAAAAGCATTGCCATTATCAACATGTCGAGGTAATCCGGAGAATGACCAAGTATCTCTTTCATTTTCTCCTTGTTAATTATCCCTTTCTTTCGGGTATCAGCATCTATATGGTCTTGCTTCAAAACAGCCAATTCTTCCATTATGCGCTCTCTTTGCACTTCCGTACATATAACCCTTATCTGCCGATTATTTATTAGTTCTGCAAGCTTAAATGCACATTCAGACTTCAGATTGTCGTACTCTGGATTAATAGGTCGGTTACCACCATGAAATTCTTTGATGCCATTCAAATAACTTTCAAGGTAGCTTCCAAGTCCATCACTATCAACTACCATCATGCTACGTGGAATCTTCCACTGTATCATCATGTTTTTAAGGTCCGTCTCAATAGATTTACCCGTGCTATATTCCTGGTCTAACCGGATATAACACACATTACCCACCCAGTGCCCCCCGACAAAACGGTCGCGTCCTTTCATGGCAAGGTCAGCTGCTCCCGTCGATAATCCTATCGGTTTTACGTGCTCATTTGCGAATAGGTCACAAATGGCATCATAATCACAGAGTGCTGTCGGGTCGTTGTCATACTCCCAATTACCATAGTACAAGCGCTCCTTTGTCACTTTGTCCCTGGTATTGCGGAGCGTATCTATGTAGTCCTCGGTAGCGTAGGGATTATCCTGCACCAATGCTTGAATAAAAGCGTATGGGGCTTCCAGCTTGCCTTCTTTCCACGGTTTGTAGAACTCACGATAAAGCCAGTTCTTCTTTGGATTGCAAGTGATAAGTATCTTCCCGGATATTCCATACACATCATTCAAGTGCCGTCCTATACGCGTCTTCAAAACCTCAAATGCGAGGTAGTGAACCTGCCCGGCTTCTTCAATCCACCCTCCAGTAAACTCCTTGGAGCCCAATCGCTCATACATCGGGTCTTTGACGGGATAATATGTCAAGTCAAGAAAGATGATTTCCGACCCATTCCCTAAAAGTATACCGTCATTGGTCTGCTTGTAGTCAGTGAATCGATGCCACTTTGCCACCTTGTCGAAAGTGACAGAGATAGACTCACGGCTATCTTTCAAATTATTTCGGCCAGCGAACCATCGAGTGCCCGGGAGATAGTAAGCACATTGCATAAGCCATTCACACCCAAGCCATGACTTTCCACCTCCACCAGCGCCACCATAACACAGAAACTTCGTAACATCGTCACGAAGGTAGTTATAGGCTAACCTCTGCTTTATATTGACCTTATATCCCATTACTTGACTTTCTCCGCATCTTCTGTATATGGTAGAAAATTAAATCCTTTGAACTCTTTTCCTGCATTCGTATGGTCCACCTCCTGCTTGTCAACAAGCCCTAACTTTCGGGCAATGATATTCGCATTGAAAGCTCCAACGCACGCTCCCTCAAACTGCTGCGTTTCGATGGTTTCCTCCACGCGTGCGATGACCTCCAAAAAATCTTCATCATTCTTATTTCTACATTCGGAACGAAAAGTGCTCCACCACTTGGAAGAAGCACCTACATAAATACAGAACCCGGTTAGGGAATACGGACGGGAAGTCGGGGAAACTTCTTGTTGTACTTGTTGCTCATTGACTGTCTCCACCTTCTTCCCTTTTTTCCTTTTTACCGGAACAGTCTTTTGAATGGCCTTTTTGGACAACCAGGGATTTTCATCACACCATTGGAAATACTCACATGCCGCCTCCCATAAGAGTTCCGGCGTAGAAAAGAGCTTATCCCTTCCATGCTTACTTCTTAACATCCAAAATTTATTTCCAGTTGGTGCCGCCATCTTATTTCTTCTTGAATCGTTCGTCCAATATCTTAGGAACAGTGTTATTCCAATTAATCACGTGGTGTAATCTTTTCGTTTCCTCGCTATGGCCCATCACGCCCACCTTCACAGAGGATGGCATCATCATAACCGTATAAAAACTCTTGACATATGTTCCTTGACTCATGTATATATCCGTCATACCTCCTTTATTCTTCTGCGTCTGCTTCTGGTTTAGCGCCACTTGTGGAACCTGCAGAAGTAGACATCCCCTGCTACCAAGCGTGGTATAGGTGTTCACATCTTCATTAATGCGACCAACGAATTTAAACGGTCTATCTACGGAACAGATGAAAGAATTCATCGCTTTCCGTTTCATCTTCTCGCCTTTCAAAATATCGTTCTCCTTTCCTCCTACAAAATCGCCTCTCTGAGCCATAGCCAAAGTGAGAGCCGGAATACTTTCATAAAAACGTAGCATAGCTTCAAATACCACGTCCAATTGCTTTATCGCCCTCTGTTTGACTATACCATCTCTACCATAAGTAAAAGAAAACACATCGTAATCATCATCCAGTTCTATGAAGTATTTGTAGCCAAGTTTTCTTGCTATCTGAAAGCAAGCATTACGCGCATAAACAATAGCTCTGCGATCATCAAAATTATCCGCTTCATCAAAAGTCTTTGCAATCTTTGGTTTATCGAACATTACAACGTTTTTATATTTCGCGTAATACTCTGCGGCCACTTTATCTTCATTGTCTATCACATAAACAATCGGTCCCGTATAGCCACACTTCCGCAGTGTCTTATCTGTAATGACGGAACCGGCACGGCCATGCGTCAGTATGAATGCTGCAAAATCACTCCTCATCTTCAGTATCCTCCAGCATTATTTCATAAATATCTTCCTTGAATCTGGAATAACCGTTCTCTATCGCCTTATCAAAGTCTATTATCACCAGCGCAGACGCTTCCATCAGTTCCTGAATCTCTTTCTCCTGATGGGCGTAGAACTCTGCTATCCGTCCGTAATCGAATACAATATGTCTCAATGCAGCTATCCGAAGGAAAGACTTCACATTTTCCGGAACGTTTGAATTATCTATTTCCGAAATCAGTTCTTCATATTTGCTTTTATCATAGAGAGAATTTATTTCCGGGCATACAGGGTTTTTAGGCTCATACACCGGAGCTTCAATCTTTTTCGTGTATTTATTCCGGGCATCACTTTCACTATCTACCAGACTATCATAGTCGAAATCAAAGTTTAATCCCCAATCCATCAAAGACTCTGCATTCCACTCCTTCAATAGTTTTTCGTCCCATGTACCATTATTCACGTTATCACGGATAATAATCTCCCGTTCTCGTTCTTCTGTCAACCCATGAAGCAGAACCGTCGGCACATCAGAAAGTCCTAGTTCTACACTGGCCTCATACCGTTGGTTTCCGGCTATAATCACCAGTTCCCCAGTCCGGTCAGAGAGTATGATGGGACGTGCCTCGAAGTAGTCCGGATTACTATGAATAGACTCTTTGAGTATCCGCATCTGCTCCTCTGATATGGTTCTGGGATTGTTACCCAGTTTTTTAAGGTCTTCTATTTTTCTATAAATTATCTCCATTGGCACACTATTTTACGTTACGAAAATAAAGATACCGAATAATCCACGAACGGACTATCTGGTATCAAAGAAGTTACTGACAAGATTTGGCAGAAGATTTTGTTTTAGACAGCAATACCTTAAATAAATCCAAATCTTCAATTTAACAATTACACCGTTAATGGTTAACAAATACATTTACCAGCTAAACCATGTTATATGATGACTGAACAAAGGCTCATAATTTGCATAACTTCCACAAATCCGTACCTTTGCAATGTGTTTTTCATAGTATTAGATTAAGGTTAATAAAAAAGATTGGCTGTCTGGGATAGATAGCCTTTTTTTGTAACCATTGGCAATATCTTTTCTTTATTAATCACCTGGTCGTTCATACCGTTTCTTCAATTGTTTCAAGACTATTTCCGTGCCGTTATCAAGCCCTTTCTTATACCCGGCTACATTCTCCCCTATATTGTAAACCAAACAGCCTGCAACAATAAGGACTACTCCTAAAGCTCTATGCCAATAAGGAAGTGATATGCTGAACGGTGAGAATGTCAGTCGGAAATGACCGATGAATAATGCTGATATGATGAATATTGCAAGAAAGAAAATAAGGTTTGCTTTCATAATTATATACTCTTATTCGTTAATCATTAAACAAATCAACAGCTTTCGCAACCCAATACCATATCACGAAATAAAAAGCGTATTTGGCTAATCTTTCGCAAGCTTGCGAAGGCTCTAACCCTGCAATAAAATTCCACGTATTATACTCATATACACAAATTAGATATGATATAATGATAGAAACCAGTATATATATAAATCTTCTCATAATCATATAAGTTTTAACGCTTCTTGTATTCCGGCTTCAAGTGCTTCCTCGTAGGATTTATAATGGATAATAGGTCTATCCGACAACCCTACTAAGTCATGGTTCGGAATTGTTAGTATATCATATATCCAATAATTTTCATACATATAGGATATTTCAATATGCAGGTCCTTGGTTTCACGAAGCCACCTTTGAACTACCGATTGAGGTGGAACAGATAGGTATTTATAACAATTATGCAAAGTAGAAACATTTATAAAATATTTCCTTTGTAGAAACCCTTTCTCTTTCAGCAGCTTCGCTGTCTCTAATGTTACAAGTTCTTCTGTCATAGTTATATAAACAATAATCTAATTATTAAAACAATAGTCGTAATGATAAAGATTAATGCGAAATGTTTCCATATTTTTACAGTAGCCTCTAAACCGTGTTTCTGTTTGTCAAACTCACTTAAGGCATAATTCAAAGCTTCATCTTTTATTCCCTTAAGCTTATTGTTTAAAGACTGTGTTATATCGTCTGCGATAGTATGCTTCACCCTTTCTGACACGGATTCCGGATATCCTCTTTCTTCATAATTTATTTCATTCAACAAATCATAATGAAACATATAAGGTATTCCGTTCACTTCATAGGAAAGTTCGATACCGCTTTCTTTGACATATTCCAAAAACTTTTCCTCGGCAATCTCGTTTATCCTTTCTTGGTTGGATTCTGCCTTCTTCTTTATCTCATTAAAATATTCCTCGTCAACAATTACACAGTTGTTTTCAAGTTTCATTACATGTGCTTTCATGATTATTCCTCCTATTTCTTGTTTTGATTTATAACTCTTTAAATTCCTGCTCCAGTCGGCATTTTTTTGCATAAAGTCCATCTATAATGTACTGAGTACAATATTTAGGAAGAGTGATAACCGCAATATCACCGGATGTCCTGACGGCATCGCGATTAACGAAGCATTCTTTACTGCTTTTTAGAATTAACTCAAGAAGAGAATTGCACTTTTCAATCTCTTCCTTAAGGATTTTAGCCCTTTCAAACGATTCATTTTTCATAATACTTAAAAATAATAATGAGACGTACACAGAGGAGGGAAATTAATGGCTTCTGCACAACCATTAATCTCTTGCCAGAAATGCTCCTCCTCTATTTTTACCCATGAGGACCATAACAAACCGTCCATATCCCTGCGTACATAGAAAGGCGGCCCGTAAGGGTCACATACAGCCAATATCTGCACATGGCTGTTTTCATTGTAGGACACAACTTTCATCTTGGAGGAATCGAACAAATCCCCCTCTATTTTCTTTCCCGGACTGATGTTGAACGAGTAGCTGAAGTCCTTATGCACATTCAAGGTCTTCCATGGGTATTCCGGGAAATCTATTATTCTCAGGTCCATTCTCACTCCTCTGTTTTCAGTTCAATCTTTTCTGCCCGTCCCCACCATGAGCGTTTGTTGTGCTCTTTAATCAAGTTTTCCAGCAGGTGGCGCTTGTATCCTTCATCAGAAGCTTTTCTGCGTTCTGCATAAACCTTTTCTTGCAGGGAATTGGCCTTGTTTTCCAACCTGGTAATTTCTTCGGCAAGCTTCTTGACATAATCATCTTTTAATGGATATATAGTTCTTTCTGCTTTAAAAACACCGTAACTCCCTCGTACCTCATTAAATTCGGTAAGTGCATTCCCTTCACCCAACGCTACGACAAGCTTGGTAAGGCTTTCCGCGCTTATCTCATAACGCTCTTTTATACTGAAGGAATCAGGCAGTTTCCCGTTCCTGATTTCTATTCCGTCCACATCGAATATAAGGTCCTTGCCGTCAAAGACCACTTCTTTCTTGTTCTGTTCCATGATACTAATCTTTATTTATGACGTCATTTATATTCCACTCTATTTGAGGAACTTGAATCTTTTGGGAGAATAGTTCCTGCAATTCCTTTACAGTAGCCTTGTGTGCTTGTGCTACGTCTGTCCCACAATACCACCGGTCATGATTGCAAAGAATAAAATCCCCTTTGTATTGGTAGCATCCGACCGCTTCCCATATGTTGTCATGGTCCAATACCAACCATTGGTTCTTGTCTGTATCATCTCTCAATGCGGCAATAGCCAAGAAAAGCTCCTCGTTGGTTCCGCAATCAATTCTTCCAGCACAATTCCATGTGTAATAAGGATTTGTATCATCAAAAGCCCCTTTAATAATAATATGATAATTGCAGTTAACTGGTGATGTAGCAATACAAAACCTTTCATCTTCAACTACATCAGTAGGATGGTTGTATCCTAATTCTTCCAGCTTCTTCCGAAGATCCGGTGTGTTTTTGCGTATAAAGCACGGTGTTGTAAATCCCATAGTTATTCTCCTTTCAGTCTTTTAAAAAATTTCATCGGCGACACTAAGGAACCCGACGAAATGTCTTTGAAAATTTCACTATCATCATTCACTCCTAATGCAAGACAATACTCCTGCGGATTAACTTTTGCCAATTCACGGAGCTTCTTTTCCCTATCTACACCAGCATAAAGAATCCCGGTATATTCCAAAGTAATAGAGCCGTGCATGTCTTTCAAATCTGATAGCTTTAATATTTTCCCTCTTTCCATTATTCAATCTCCTTTCTCCTTAATCCGTTCCAGTACATCCTTGTTTGCTTCGAGTATCTCATCGAAAGACGGGTATAGGTGTCCAAGAATCATCTTCGCTAACTATCATATCAGTTCTTTCATCTTTGTTTACCCTCCACCAATTTGATTGCATTGAACGATACATTTTACCTATATAAAATTCGCGTTCATGGCATATAATAACTTCAATATTATGTTTTGGCGGTCGCTCCTTTACGCTTATCCAAGGTGATTGCTTTGCCTTCCATTCGGCACCACACTGAAAATCTTCCATGCAATCAGAGTGACGGTAAACGTAATTATCAGCATCTACTTCTTTCAGAACGTCTTTTCTGAATTTCGTTTTTTGGGCAGCATAATCGTATGCCGCTTCTTCTACTGTCTGTTTCATATCTATATCGTATTACGTTAATTGATTTAAAATTTCTCTTCGAATAATTTCCCTTGCGCTAAATCTGAATAACCCTTTCTTTTGCTCATGAAAATCCGCA